CCAAATACAATATACCACCCTGAACATAAATTTTTAGGAGCTAATATTGATCGCTGGGTTGATCGGTGGGTAAATAATGGAACACATATTTTAGAATGTAAAACAGCTGGTTTTACCAAGGCTAAAGAATGGGGAGACTTAGGGACTGACCAAATCCCTGAGTCATATCTGGTGCAAGTTGCTCATTATGCCGCAATCTGCGATGTTCATAAAGTAGATATAGCAGTTTTAATTGGTGGTCAGGATTTTAGGATTTATACCTATAATAGAAATAAAGATCTAGAAAATAAAATAGTAAAAATAGGCATTAATTTCTGGCATAACCATATAGAAAAAAGGATACCGCCTAAATGTGTTAATACTAGGGATACATTTAATTTATTTCCTCAAAGTAATTATCACGAAATAGTAGCGGAAAGTAACATTTTGGAAAAATGGGAACAACTTAAAACCTTAAGAGCAGAAGAAAGCAGGATAGCCGATACCATTGAGAAATTAAAGACTGATATACAGGAATTTATGAAAGATTATGACGTACTCATAGATAATCAGGGGAACGTAATAGCTACATGGAAAAATACAGCTCCAAAGTCGTTTTTTGATGTAAAAAAGTTTAAAGATGAGGCAAAAGAACTGTATTTGAAGTATATTAGCCATGCTAAGCAATCGAGAATGTTTTTAATAAAATAAAAAAATATCCAGTGCCAACTAAAAAAAAAGTAAAAGAGTTAAAAAGATTAAGAAAAGAAGCTGGTATGACCATCCCTCTAATAGCTGAAGCCTTACATATCCACAAATCAAAGATTAGTGATCTTGAAAACGGCAAGGGAAAGCTTGAACCTGAGTTGATAGAAAAATTAAAAAGACGTTATAAATTAATAATACAATACAATTCATAAAGGAGGAAAAAATGGTATTACAGATGTTAATAATAGCAATAACGCTCATTTTGGTGGTAAGCGTAGGAACTTTAGTAATGAAATACTTTTTTGATAAAGAATAGAAGAATTAACGATGAACATAATAGAAATCTAAAAAAAAGTGTTTAATTTGTATAGAAATTTTAACAAAAAAAATAGAAGAGGAGGAGATTGAAGAAAATGAGTAACATAACAGTAATAAATACCAGTAATGAAATTGACCAGCATATATGGTCAGCACTAAAAAACAGCTTATATACTGGAGCAAGAGATGAAAGTATAAAAATGGTTCTTGATTATTGCAAGGCGGCAAAATTAGACCCGATGCAAAAGCCTGTACATATTGTCCCAATGAGTGTAAAAAATGCTGTTACAGGCAAATACGAGTACAAGGACGTAGTTATGGCAGGTGTCGGTTTATATAGGATACAGGCGGCACGTAGTAATCAATATGCTGGTGTAAGCGAGCCTGAATTTGGCGAAGATGTTACATGTAATTTAGGAAGTGCTGAGATTACTTATCCAAAATGGTGCAGGGTAACAGTTAAAAAGCTGGTAAATAATACTATTGTTGAATTTACTGCGAAAGAATACTGGTTAGAAAACTATGCTTCTAAAAAAGACGAACTGACACCTAATACTATGTGGCGAAAAAGACCATATGGTCAACTTGCCAAATGTGCCGAGGCACAGGCTTTGCGTAAGGCTTTTCCTGAGATAGTCAGTCAGCATCCGACAGCTGAGGAAATGGAAGGAAAGCCTTTTAATGATCTTGAAATAGAAGTTAAAAATATTACGCCAAAATCTCAAAGCATAAGTAGCAAGCTTGATTCTGTATTATCTCATCAGGAAGAAGAGGTCAAAAACCTAGAGCCAAGCGAAACACTTTTAGAGTTGATAGAACTTATAAAATTGTATAATGTATCAAGCGAGATAACAAACAAGTGGTGCAGTAAAGCAGGAGTAGAGAGTATTGCTGATTTAGGGGAAGAAAGGCAACTGGCTTGTATAGAGTATATTAATAAGCAATATAATTATTCGAAAAGCATAGAGGCGGCTTAAAATTTGTTAATTGACCAAATCATATTAATTGTATAAGTTGAAATAAGTCGGTAGTGACTTGCTGATTTTTTTCATATATACACCTAAGAAGCTGGGATTTGCGTCCTGGCTTTTTTGTTTTTTTGTATTTTTTACTAAAGGAAAATAATATAATCAATCTGAATAAATAAGAGGTTTAATTATGTTATCGAATATACTTAACTACATAAAATCTATAATTCTAAGCAAATCATTTCAGATTTTATTGATGGGTTTTCTTTTAGCTTTAGCGGCGTTTTCTCATTATATATTTGGTAATGACAATTTACTTGAACAGCTTGGCGAGTATTTTGTTTTTGAAGAAACTGGTAAGAAAGTAGATTTTAGCCCTGAAGACAATAATCAATCTGTTGTTGATACCATAACTACTACGATTGAAGCGGTAAAAAATGCAAATAAGTGAAAAAGGCTTAAGCTTGCTTAAAACATGGGAACAAGGACCAGATGGGGGATTTGCGTCAATTCCGTATTATTGTAGTGCTAATAGGCTAACAATTGGCTATGGGCATGCTATAAAACTTAATGAACTTATAAAATATCCAATTTCAGAGACTAAGGCAGAAGAGTTACTTGAAGAAGATATAGATTGGGCAGAACAGGCGGTTAATAAGTACGTAAAAGTTGCTTTAACGCCAAACCAATTTAGTGCTTTAGTGTGTTTTGTATTTAATATTGGGGTTCTTAGATTTGAACAATCTACTTTATTATTACTGTTGAACCAAGGACTTTATATTGAAGTACCACGGCAGTTGTTAAGATGGAATGTAGCGACTATAGGAGGAGTTAAAAAAACACTTGAAGGATTAACCAACAGAAGAAAAGCTGAAATAGCCTTGTGGAATGATGTAGGGAATTAATCTTGACTAGCGAATAATATTTGGTATGTTAAACGTGCTTGTCATTTTCTTTTTCCTCTCAAATTTTTAAAATCACTAAAATCAGTTAAAGAAAAAAACGTCGAATTTTGAATACATAACATTCATTATGGAAAATGTTGCTAATTTACCACGCTAAAAAGTTAAGGAATTAAGGAAGTTTTAATTACTTTCTTCTTTTAAAAAATCTTTTTTGTGTTAATTGGTGTTTCAAATTCTATTCTTTCAAAAGTTATGTTTATTAATTTAAAACGATCATCTCCACAAGAAAAAATATTTTGGTAATCGTTATAGAAATATTTGTATCTATTACAATCACATGACATATTATTCTCTTCCCAATAAAAACAACAAGCATCAAAAACTGATATATCAGTATGTTCAAAAATACTACAACCTATAGGGAAGTTTTTTATTTTATCAATTTCTATTTCTTGATTAACTTCAGGGTAAAATTTCCAAAAATCAGTGTTGTATGAATGTATATCAAAAATGTCTTTTTTTGTTTTTTTTACAGAGTCTTCGAGAGTAATCTTAAATTTAATTTTCATTTATTTTTCCCTCTCTTAACAAGAGTTTTTTATGTTTATATTTTATTTCTTCAAAAAATTTTTCTGAAAATGAAAAGCACTCTTCCTGAGACATATTCCTTTTTTTTAAAGCGTCATGTAATGTTGCTGATAAACCACTGGCTAACATCTCTAACTCATCAACATCATTAGTATAAAATTGGTATTTTTTGAGCAAGTGTGTCTGATCATCTTTTATTATTACCAATCCCTTTTCCATTGCTATATATTTTTCTTTCTCAGTCATTCCTTACTCCAACTCTTTTAACTGTTTTGCTAACTTTTTACATTCATTAGTTACATATTCAATATCTCTATACACTTCTTCATAAAAAGATTTAACACCTGGTACTAAATCACCAGCATGCCCACAATCAAAACCTACTACAAAAGAGGCGTACTCATCTATAAAAAGATTAGGACGTTTTTCATGACGTTTAATTCTTTTTGCATTTGCATAAGTTACTCCTCCGTGAACGTCTAGATTAAGGAAAAATTCATTGTCAACATTTGTTTTACCATACAATTTATGCTCCTTAGGTAACTCTACATATCCGCATAAATGTTTTAATTCTGGATGCCGCTGTATAAAACATCTGTATCCCGTATCCTCATCAATAAATTCTAAAAAATCAGGTTCAGTTTCCCAAGGACGGGTCTTAGGATTAATATCATATTCATCTTCTAAAGTCTTCCACTCTTCTAAACTGCAAAATCTTTCTTTTAATGCTTCTTTCGCCGCTCCTAATCTGTGAGTTTTAGCCTCATAATCAACTAACTGATCTCTCCACTGCATATACCAATCGCCTATTTGGTAGCAAATATAATCCACTTGCTGCTTTGTAAACTTTCTCATTTTACTTCCTCTACTTTACTTTTACTTATTTCCACAACTAATTTTTCTAACGCTTCAACTTTACGTATGTATCTAAAAATATTGAATGTATTTACCGAAATTAAGCATACTACAAAAACAATAGTTATCCACCTAGGCAAATCCTTTATAGATTTTATTTGGTAAAGTTTCCCGATAAAAAAGGCAGTTATTATTAACTCGATTACTATCATTTTTTCTCCTGTTTATTTAAATAATACTGCCTGACTATATACTCTACCTGTGCTTTTCTTGTACGCATGTTATCTTTGGCTTCCTTATCTATTAGCCCTAGTAATTCATCATCAGGGTTTATATTTATTGAATTTTTTTGCTTGTTAATCATTTATTCTTTCACCACCTCCCAGTCATTTGCAAAAAATCATCTTTTGATATATAAAATAGATCCACAGATTCACTATAGTATCCATTTGAAATACCGAACCAAGTTATATCCACGTACCCTTTAATCGTCGCTAACTTATAAAAAGTCCATGTATAGGAATCACTGTATGGGGGGACTTCATTTTCACTTGAATTACTATAATTACTATTCTCTTCCGCTTTTAAAATAGGAGTGTTTAATAAATCTTCAAAATTACCGCTTACCTCTTTTATCTCAACATCTTCGCAACAGTCCTGTTTATGCCCCATGAAGTACAAACCATCTTTTGTTTTAAAGACAATTATTTCTCTATCTCTATTCGTCCTGAAACGGGTGATATCAAGGAAAACTTGACCATATAAACTTTTAAAGTCTATACTTTCTTGACAATTGTCCCATGCTATAGTTAAAGCTTCAATTATGTTCATTTTATTACCTCCCAGTCATCTGCTAAGTAATCATCACCTCTTAATGTAACTTGCCAATCATTTACATAAGTTGTTTTTTTCAAGTATTTTATTTTCTTCATTTTGATATTTTCTATGTTGTACTTCCTCATCTAAATATTGTGCATAAGATTTTCTAGAATCAAAAAAAAATTCTTTTTCAAAACGATTAAACATTAAGGGGGTGTTTTTGTAGGAATAAATATAATGTGTATGATGCCAACTTTTACGCCTTATCTTTTTACCTTCCATAGCAGCTTCTACTGCTTCAATTATATTCATTTTCTTTACTCTTTATTGTTAAATCAGCTGTCGGTAAATTGTTAAATGTTTTTTCTAATCCTTTTTAATTACAGCAGTTGATTCCTCTGGTTTAAGTTATCACCTGTTAAATCATTTATATACCAGTTGTTAAATCCTCTACTATTTCCCAATCCTCTGCTAAAATGTCATCAATATCAAATTGATTAACTGGAGAAGAATAATCAGGTCTATAAGCTTTATCACACATATAAATATAACCTGATTTATTAAAATATTCTTTGGAACTTTTGAACTTAGATTTCCGCCTTACTTTCTTTTTTGCCATAACGGCTTTTATCGCTTCAATTATGTTCATTTTCTTGTCCCATAATATTTTGTTACTAATAACCTTAGATAATTTATTTTTACTTCTGTTTCGTTACTACCCCAATTATCCATGATATAATCTACTATCTCGTTTTCGAGTTCCTGTGTTTTATCCATTTCACCACCTCTCAATCTTTTGAGTTTAAATGTTGCAAGCCTTATTGTCAGCATACCCAGTAAATCTACCATGGAAAACTTTAGTATACATAGTTTCTTTTATTGTAAATTTGCTATCGGTATTATCTCTTAACCACTTTGATAAGGTTAGAATTGATACTTGTCATAATACCCATACTTGATCGTTTGTAGTGTTTAACAACTCTTCAATTTTTGCTTTTGTTATAAAAGTACTATTTTTAGCGCTCATAATTTTAATCCTTTATTTCTTTTCATAATTACATATTACAATAATTTATGATTATTGTCAATAATTATTTAATAATAAAAAATTATTTTTAGTTATTTTATTACAAGAAAAGATAAATTATAGGAATAAAACTAGCATAGATAATTGGAATGGGTTATCGGATGCTTTTAGGTTTATAAAGAGGAAGTTTTTAACGTGTCCAGAAAACGGCCGTTTATTTTATACTTTTTTGTGGTACTAGGGCCAAACTACCTAGATTTATGAAAGCTAATAACCTATAACCCTATATAAATCAAGATATACAAGAGGTGGCCAAACTAGTAGAATACGTGGACATAAAAAAAAGACAGAGTATTAACCTGTCTCTTTTCTAGTTTTAATGTTACAAATAGCAAATAATATATACTTTATCACATATTAGTTGTCAACTAAATTCTACCAATCATAAGGATTCTTAAGCTCACGCAAAGTTCTTTTCTCTTTCTTCCTAGCCAGCATTTCGTAAAACTTCTTAAGTGGGTTTTCTGTTTTATAGTAATCTAAAGTCCTTCTTTCTGTCTCCTTATGCTTTTTTACTTGTTTTTTAGTGTATCCTCTCCTTTTAGAAGGATTATAAGTTAAGTTATGCTCTTTTATATATTTGTTAAACGCTTCCATATACCACCCAAGTCTTTCAATAATTGATGACTTGAATTCACCGCTATTTAGAAATTCTTGTATCTCTTCTGGTGTATATTTATTAATTGTAGATTTTGAATTATATTCCTTACTCATTGCTAGTCGTTGTTCTTTTTTACTTTTTCTCAATCAACTATTACCTTTTCTACATCTAAAAGTCTATCGTGTAAAAGATCAGTTACTTTTGCAAGTTTTTTTATTAATTGATCCATAGTACTTATGCAAGTATAAACTCCTTTTAATACCCATAATATAAATATTATACAACCAACAATTATTGTAATTATTAAATTTAAAAACATAATTTTTTGTTACTCAGCGTCTTGAAATAATAAACTAGAAAAAGTAGGAATCTCATGTGGAGGTTCTAATATTTTCCAAATATATTTACTGATATCTTTATTATCTAATTTAGCAAATAAAATCTGTGGATATTCGTGTTGCACTATATGTTTTGCTAGTTCTTTACGTTCCTTAGAGGGGACAAGCTCCATAATACGTTTAAATGAAATTTCTGCTTTTTGCTCTATTCTATTATACTCATCTTTAAAAAATTGAATTTTATCTTGTACCCATTTAAATAATTCATCTGGAATTTTATCAATAAATTGATCAAAAGATATATCACCTTTAACCAATTCCCATATTTTTTTACTTGTCATTTCAGTAATTAATGAATGAAACTTAACATATTGCTCAAATTTAAATTTAGCTCTTACTCCATTATCAAAAAGTAAAACAAAACCCTCTTTATTAATTTCATTTAAACTAACAATATGTTCTATCTGTTTTAAATGGTTATATTCTTTAGCTATGGGAAACCCAAGATTATTAAAATTATTTAAAGGTAAATCTTTACCACTTTCAGTTTCTATAACCGCTAATAAAGTTAAACTTTTAGTATCCCCATAATTAACTACAACCCGATTTTTAGGATAAATTATCTCAAACAAATATGTAAAATTCTTATCTAATAAATGAGTAGAATTTTTATATATGGTATGTAACATATTATTAGCCTCAATGGCTTGCTCACCTACAAAGCTTCCACGGGTAGCAATATAAGGGATATTATGATGAAAATATAATATACCAAGAGACCCATCTAACTTTTCAAAAACTTTAAAAGAATCAGTTAATAAAGTTTCTGACATTTGTTCTATATTAAAAAATTTAGTAAAAGGTCTTGCTATAATTTCACCTTCACTATTTGTAATTACCCCCCTACATTGTAAAGTTTCAGGAATCCAATAATTTTCATATTGAGTTTTTGCAGTATAATTATAAATATACAGATCAAAAGAAGGGTGTTTATTTTTTCTTATAAACCCTTCTTCTATCAAACTTTCAATTTTTTTTATATCAATTGTGTTCATAACATAACTTTCTTTTGCTTATTTATATAATACAACACATAACCTCGTTGCTTCCTTCTCTTCTTCACATACCTGATAATAGCCCTGATTTCCTCAATACCTTTACAAGGAATTACCTTATAATTCCCTAAGTTCCCCCCTATTCTGCCCCATGTACATATTACATCTATTGTACCAAATAGCGTAGGCTGGAATATTATTTTGTAATATCTATTATTCTTTATCCAAAACAGAGGCATCACTTTATAGCTTTATATATAAATAGTTTTACATTTTATTATCTTTCTAACTTTCTATATATCTATCTATAGCTTTTAATATAATATCCTGCATGTTTTCATTTTTAATTGCAGCTTTTGATTTAAAAGCAGCTCTTTTTGTTTGTGAAATCTTAACATTCAACCCTACCATTTTGTCTTTTGTTGCTTCTACAATTGCTGCTTCTACTGTATGACTACGATGTATTTTATGTCCTGTCTTGGCTTCAAATGCCATTATTTTAATACCTCTAATATTTCATTTTTTAAGTTGGTAATTTCATTAACCGCATCTTCGGCTTTTAATGCATGATGGACTGTTAAGCCGTCTGATGCTGTTTTAGCATATATTTCTCTATGAGTTGTACGACTTGCTAAAACAGGAATATCATAACCACTTAATGCTTCAATTATATCTTCACTTAAATTTGTTCCCTTACGTGATCTGCTAATAAGAAAACGACAAATGGGATTACCATCTGCTACTTCTTGTCTAGCTTTTACAATTTCTATTAAATCAGAACATGCCCAGACATCATAAGGAGAAGGAGTAACTGGAATAATTACCAGATGTGAGACCTTAATTGCAGCAGCAACTAACTTGGAAGATTGAGGAGCTCCATCGATAATTACAATATCATATCCATTTTTTACACCTTCTATATCTTTTGCTAAAGTTTCTCTGTCTAATCCTACTACAGGAATTATCTTACCCTCATTAGCTTCATTCCAATCACGTAAACTTCCTTGCGGATCGGAATCGACCAGTAATATTTTTTGATTATCAAGATGTAAACTTACAGCTAGATTTGTACTAATCGTTGTCTTACCAACACCGCCTTTCTGATTAAGAAATGATATTATCTTTGTCATGGTAAATTACATATAAAGCTAGATTACTATTCTAATATACATCTATACTACTATTTGTCAATACAACTATTTAACTACTTTTCTGTATGTATAGAAGTATAGTTTTATATTTAAAGATTTTCGACATTTTTAAACTTATAAAAAATGTCGTTGGTACTAGAGATTACGGCTATTTTTAGCTATAATAAATACATAAAAAATACTTAAACTAAATTAAGCGATTCTCATGCTTGGAGTAAAAAACACAGCTATAATTATGGCATTAGACCTCGGTACTACTACTGGGTGGGCTACTTACGAACCATCAGGTAACATAACTTCTGGAAGTGTCAGTTTCAAAACTGGTAGATTTGAAGGTGGCGGTATGTCGTTTTTGCGTTTTAAACGATGGCTTACCGATTTTAAACAAACACTCGGAGCTATTGATGTGGTTTATTTCGAAGAAGTAAGGGCTCATAAGGGAGTAGATGCTGCCCATAAATACGGTGGATTCCTTGCTCATCTTACCGCTTGGTGCGAACATCATCAGATACCATATCAGGGCATACCTGTTGGAACGATAAAGAAGCATATTACAGGCAAAGGGAATAGCCCTAAAGAGAGGGTTATTGACGCTATAAGAAAGAAAGGATTTACCCCTATTGATGATAACGAAGCTGATAGTTTGGCTCTACTTGATTTTATTCTCTATGAGCAACATCAATTAAATTAATAAAATGAGTAAAAAAATGATTAAACTATTTTCAGTATTACTAATGTTAACTTTTATTGCTAATACTTATGCTGATGGAAGCTTCTACTTAAAAGGTGGTGTCGGATTAAATAACATTAAAACTACAAAATTCAGTAACCATGATTTTGAGGGGCAAGTAAAATTATCTGATAGTTTCCCGCTAATTGAAGCTGGGATTGGCTATAAATTTGATAATGGAATTAAGGTTGAGAGCGTTATTGATTATTACTTTTTATTCAGAACATCTGAAATCTCAAGAAATCCTAATCAGGATATATTTAAAATATCAGGTAAGACAAAAGCTGATAGCTTAATGTTTAATATTTATAAAGATATAATAACTATTGGCAATTTTACTCCTTTTGTTGGTGGTGGCATTGGTATTGGAAATTTAAAAGAATCTGCGGGAGGTTATGCTATCTCTAGGGATGATAATGTTATTTATCCGTTAGACAAAATCAGTAAAAAAAGAAATCAGTTTGCTTATAAACTAACTATAGGCAGTGATATAAAACTGAGCAATAAGGTTACTGGTGAGATTAGCTATAATTATTTTAATCTTGGAAGTAATAAAAGAAAAATCATAGGGGGGATTAAAAATATAGGCAATCGTACTTATGAAATCCATAATATAACTCTAGGAATGAGGTTTGCTATATGAAAATGAAAGAATTGCCAAAAGCTCCTATTCAGATACAAAGGGATGAGTTACTTGCCAAAGTTGCAGAGCTAAAAAAAGAACTAGTAGAGAAAAATCATACTATTGTAACCCTTGAATCTGAACTTAATTTAAAAACTCAAACCATAACACAGAAAGATAATACTATTGGAACTTTACAGTCTGCGTTAAATGCGAAGAGTCATATTATAACGCAAAAGGATAATACTATTAATGGTTTTCAAGTTGAACTGAATTTAAAAAATCAAATAGCAACAGAAAACAGCAAATTAATTTCTCAAAAAAATATTCAGATTTCCTTGTTGCAGAATCAATTAAACGATTCTTTAAATGAGATTAATCGCTATAAGTTGGAACTTGAGGGAATAAAACAGATTGAAAATATTTTGAAAAATGAGATAGCAGAAAAAACCAAAAATCTCAGTGATTTGACTGATACCATTACAACTAAAAATAATAATATTCTTTTATTGGAATTATTAAAAGAAAAAGCGTTGGATAAAGCGTCGTTGTTGGAAAAACAAAATCTTATATCAGAACAACTGATAAACGAATTAAAAACCGACAAATCACAGTTACAACAACAGCAAACAAAATTTCAAGATCAAATATTTACGTTAATTGAACAAAACAAAAAAACTGAAGTAATCTATGAATTAAGTAAGCTTGGAATAAAAAATACAAAAATTGGAAAAGTTACAAGTGAATTTAAATATCTCGACATGTCTGACTTTTCCGTATTTAACGAGGAAGAAAGTGAATTTAAATATTCCGACATAGTCGAATTTCCTTTGAATAATATGAGAAAAACAGAGGAACAGATATCGTTAACCGGAAATTCAAGTTATGATGAATCCAGCGTAGAAATTCAAGATTAAAATTAATTGCCTATTTTTTAAGCGGTTTTTAAAAGCTTTAAAACATAAGCCTTACAAAGCATAATGCACAAAGTTATTAAGGTTTTTTGTGTATAAAAAGTGTTTCATCTCTTTGAATAAAGTTAATATTTGGCTATAATATAGGTAATAGATTAATTAAAAATATAATCAATGGATTACACTACTTTAACCTCTGATATGCAGACCTACATGTTACGCAGCGATGCTCCTTACGTAACTAAGATACCCGATCTTATCCAGCAAGGTACAATTAGAGTATATAATAATGCTAAAGATTTGGGGTTTGAGATTAGAACCGAAATAGTAAACAATACCATAGGAAGTAGCAGTATTAAAAAACCTGGTAATTGGCGTGAAACAATAAGTATTTTAATGTTTGATAATGCTACTCGAACTACTTCTTATTTATTACCAAGAAGTCGTGAATTTAATTTGACATACTGGCCAGTTGGATATCAAAACCAGAAAGGAAGACCAAAATATTACAATGATGGTGTATATAATTTAAATAATGTGGATATAGCAAATACATATGGAAATTTTTATTGGAATGTAATACCTAATTTGGATCAAGCTTATACTTTTGATATCATATACCTTGCTATACCTTTATTTAATACTGATAATCCTGTTAATTTCCTAACCCAGCGTTATCCCGATTTACTTCTTTACTCATGCCTTATTGAGGCATCTATTTTTCTTGATAATGAGGATAAAAGAAATAAGTATCAAATGATGTTTAAAGAAGAACTAGATACCATTAATAGAATAAACAGCGATAGAAGTGCCGATAGAACGATAATAAGAGATAATAACTAATGCGTGTACCATTTGTTTATAAACCTGGTATCCAACGAGACGGGGGAGATTTTCAAGATGAGTATTGTATTGACGGTCAGTGGATAAGATTTGTCGGCGGAAAAATAAGAAAGATGAAAGGACAACAAGAATTAGCAGCTCCTGAACCTCTAGAGGGTATAACGTTTTTAGATATGTATTTTAACGGGACAAATCCTATTCTAATTTACGCTACTACTAATGCTGTACATCGCTGTATTGTTAATGATAGATTAACTAATATTAGTAACGACACACAAGTTCTTGCAGGACTTGATAATAACCTTAGCAGAACATGGCAAGGGGTTAAATTTATCAAGGACGGTAGAGCTGCATACGGCTTACTTATTACCTCTAACGGAAGTAACATGTTAAGTAATGTTAACGGTACTTTATCTTGGCAATATTTAGATGAAGGTGACCCTTTTGAAGCTCCACAGGAAGTTCCTGCTTCGGGCGGTATATTGTATTCTAATCCGTGTTTGTTTCTATACGGCAATAATGGCACTTTACTTTGGAGTAAAACAAGCGATCCACTTAATTTTGAGGGAGATGACGCAGGAAAGGAAAGCATATCTGAGAACAAACTTATTTTTGGAGCAAGTATCAGAGGCGGTACGAATGCCCCTAGTTTTTTATTCTGGACTGAAAACTCAGTGATATACTTAACCAATGTTGCTGATAGCAACGCTCAAGTTCTCTTTGATTTTCAGAGAGAAGTAGTTACAAACAATTCATCGGTAATGTCTTCAAGGTGTATAGTACAGTATGATAGTTTATTCTTTTGGCTTGGAACGGATCGTGCTTTTGTTTACAACGGGATAGTCGATAGTATAAAAAATGACATTAATTTTCAGTTTTTCTTAGAAAATGTCGATCTAACAAAAAGACAAAAGATTTATGGTTATAAAGTAGCCCGGTACGGTGAAATCAGATGGGCTTATCCAGAAAAGCGTTATATAAATAGAGCCGATATCGGTTGTACTAGAGAGCTTGTTTATAATGTTAGAGAAAATAGCTGGTATGATAATGCGGTTCAAAGAGACTGCGTTACCGTATATGAAGCAAGCGGGGATATATTCAGTTTTGGCGACACTTGCAGAAACTACCTATATAATCCTGATAATGCCTACAAAGCTATATGGAAACAGGAAACGGGATACGATGAAGTTAGAAGAGACGGGTTACACTATAATATCCCTTCATTTTTTACAACGCCTTACTTTGGTTTTGTAGCATTTAATCCGGCTAAAAACGGCAATGCTATTGATAAATATATCGTACTTGATCAAATAGAGCCTGATTTTCCTGCTCCGGAAGGATATACTAGAAGTGTAAATGATACTTTAGTTATTGGAGTAAGTTATAGAAAATATGCGACTACTTCAAAAACGTCTATTGTGCCGGTTAATTTTAATTTAAATGCTGCCGGTAGTCCCGGTAAAATAGATTTGAGAGTTTCGGGAAGGTTCATGACTATTACTTTCGCCTCTGAGTACCCTTATAATGTAGGGAATATTTTAATTAATTTTAAGGAGGGAGATAATCAGTGATCAGTAATCTTCCTTTTCCTAAATATATAAGTTTTAATGGATGGGCAGCAGAGCTAATTAAAATATATAGAAACGAAAGATTACCGGTACCGAGAGAAACTGAAGAATGGCAGGAATGGGCTAATAAAATTGCCGGGATCGGAGTGTTTAGAAAGAATGCTATTCCGGCAGCAACTACGGCTAAAGGAAGTAAAAAAGCCGATTTATTTAAAAATTGGGAAGACTGGGCGAAAGCCGTATATATTATCATGATTACAAGTAGAGATAAATAATGAAAAAATATAGCAAAAAAGATACCAATTGCCTTTTA